AACAGTGATATAGCCGAAACCAAAAGTCAGTAGAACGTCAAAAGCAACCGTAACGGCTAGAAGAACTACCTGTCGAGATTGTTTCTTATCGGCACGAGCCAGTGCTTCCACCTGGAGGTCTATGGGGTTTTCTTCTAGCTCTTTATTTAGTGCTGCGTTTCTAGTGTCTAAACTCATTCTGGTATATCCCTCTTTAGAGCCAACAGCCGTTGGTTCTCTTCCCTTAGCTCCTTAATAATTTTCTGCAATTCTGCGATTTTACTATCTTGCAAAACGGAACTTGTTTTGAGGTCAGAAAGTTGAGCCATGACTTTGGATAGTTGGTCGTTAACCTCTTCGAGACGGTGCTCTAGTTTCTCGGCACGCTCCTTATACTCAGCCCGAAGCTTATTGCTCTCAGCCCATAATTCTGCTGCTGCAGAAGTGGTAATATTCCCTGAAGTGTTACGTTTCGCAACAGAGTAAGTCACCGCGCCGCTGACAACAGCAGTAACCACTACTCCTGCAAAGACTAGGAAAGGAGTCACCCAATCCATGCTCTAGTACCTGATTATTTTGTTTAGGATTATTGTTGGCTGTACGTTTGCCAGTGTTGCTGAGCCGCCAGAGTCAGTAGTCCCATCATGTCGGTGGTTTATATTAGTGCCACCACCAGTCATAGCAACACCGCTGGTAAGGTTGACCATATTCCCACTAGAGAATGTGTGAGTGTGAGCTGAGTTTACATTCTGAGCACCACCAGCACCACCAAGAACGTCGCCGTCAAGCGGAGAGGTGAGCCTGTTGGCACTTGAGCCACCCATATCATCTTTACCAGCAATCACTCGCCCACGAAGGTCTGGCAGATTGAAGGTAGTTGAGCCGTCACCAGTGCCGTAGGTTGTGCTGAGAACTGCAAACAAGTCAGCGTATGTAGTACGAGATATTGCTTGACCGTAACAGAATAACCAGCCTGTAGGAGCAGCTGAACCAGCAAAGTCTAATACAGAGCCTACTGGGGTTAAGTTGGCAAGTGTTCCTTGAGGTGAGTCAACTGGAGCGTCAGCTTTGAGCTCTCCTTCGGGAGTGTGCGCTACGAATAGCCCATCAACAAGGCTGTTGACCCAATATGATGTAGGAATACACTCAATAAAGTCGCCAATATCGTTTCCAATATCTACATAACCTGGGGCAGTGGTAAGGTTTGTAATAGTGTTCGCACCACTGTTTACGAGCCCTTTGTAGCTGACTAAATCGCTGACAGAAACCTCACCCGTAAGAGGGTCAGTGGTTTTCTTGTAAGTGATGAAAAATACTGGAGTGTCTTCGGTAAACTTGCTGAGGTCGAACCCATCCAACACAGTTACACCAGCTGTTCGCTCGGCAGTAACGGTTGTAGCTACCGCATAGTCACTGTCTATGCTGGCTTTTCCAAATAGGTCGGTTATCTCAGCCATGACGGTTAAACTCCGTAGCCGAGGTCATTTTCGGACTTCTTTTTAATGCCCAAGTCCTTGTCATTAACCGCAATTGCTCGTACCGCTAAATTACCTGGGGAGTTCATTCCATCAGAGGCTACTGGGGTTAGAGCTCCAGCGTTCGCGCCACGGATGTTGGTGGTGTCATATTTAGCAATATCTTGTGTGTAGTCGCCGAGGTCTGGGGTTGCCATTTCTCGAGTTTCGCCAGTGTAGCTTGGGTTCATGAAGGCAGCACCAGCAATCATGCTGTTGATACTATTGCCTTCATTCATGATACGGTCACGCTCAGCTGTTTGTTCGGCAGCACCATAAACATCAGCTTTCTTATAAAGAGCTGTTTGCTTGTCTTGAAGATATTTACGAGTTGCCTCACCTTCGTCATAGCCGTACTGGTCTTGAATTTTCTTTATGTCGTTTTCGTTGCCGACAGTGTAGTCATTCCAAGAAGAATCCAGCTCTCGGTTATTTGTCGCTTGAGTCACGTTAGCTTTTCGGTTACTCATATTGGCTGCATCAAGAATTTGACGAGTCAATGCTCGTGAACCACCAAGCCCAAGTGTCGATAGTGAGCTAACAAGGTTTTCGAGAGTATTTCGAGTGTTTAGGTCGGTGTCAGTTTTAGCACCTGAGAAATCCTGAAGAGTAGATAATTTTTTACCCTTGTATTTGCCTTCTTCGCGCTCTTTTTCTTCTTGCTTCTCGCGGAGGGTAGTGTCTCGCTTGATAGCCGCCTTCTGAATTGCTTGGTTTTTTATGGTGTCAAGTGAAGAAATTAACGAATCAAGGCTTGAGAGTTGAGCTGTATCAAGAGCTTTGGCTGTAGTGCCAGAGCCAAAAGTAGAAGCACCTAGAGTGCTGTCACCACCTGCAACTGGGTCAGAAATCTCCTGAGCTCCATTTAGCCCCAAGTTCCACACTTGAGCCTGCTGAGGTGTACCCATATTAACGGTAGTACCTGCGCTAACGTCCTTATACCAAACGTTACCGTCTTGACCAATCCAATAAACGTCACCATCTCGAGAACCAGCTGGGACAGTTCCCATTTCTAGTGTTTGTGGTTCTACCGTTCCCATTGTTAGTGCCATTGCTTTATTCTCCCTGTTTGTTTTCTGCTTTTATAGCTTAATTGTATCATATCATATCACTAAATTTTTATCACGCCTCTTTGACTCAAAAATTCTATGCCGACACCTATATAGGTGAAGAGCATACTCAGATGAGATAACTCGTAATAGGTGTCTTGAGTATTTGCTCGAACCGAAAAGCTCATGTAAGCTGCGTTTTTGCGCACTTTCTGGCTGACTTTCTTATCTGATGGGTCTTGGAAACTCAAGAGGTCAGCAACAGTTTCATCCCAGCTGCGGTTATTCCAAGCACCACGAGAAGTAGTCGTGTCATTGCCCCTGATAGCATCCCAACCGCTCAAACCAGTAACACTCGATTCATTGAATGGTACGAGGCTAGTTTTAATAATGTCACCATTCTTTGAGTGAACGTTAATCTTGAGCTCCACAATACCAACTGCTTGGTCAAACTGCCAGATATTCTTGAGTAAGTGTACCCACTCGAGCTTGTTGTCTTTCACGAACGGTATGAGACCACTGTCGATGTAGGACTCAAAGACACCACTAAAGTCGGCGTGACTGTGTGAGTTCTTATAATAACGGAGTAATTTGTTGCCTTGTCGGATGTATAGGCTTGGGCTCTCATTTTCAGTCGATGCCCAGCGGAAAATACAGTCAGACTCAATACGCCAGATTGACCAGATACCACCGTGAAGGATATCGTACATCCAAATCTCGTTATTGGTTTGAGCACCGTAAGCAACGCTCCAGTAAAGAGCCTCATCATAGTAGGCTGAGTATGTTTTTGACAAATCAGACTGAGCCAAGTTGAGCACTCGGTCACGGATTGCCGAACTGATAATATCTGTAGATTGGATGCCTGAAACGTTTGGCTTCACACCAGTTGACTTGAAGCCTTCCATTGAGAGGTAGTAAGCATTGTTGTTGGCGCGAATAACAGAGAACGGCGCGTCTGTGCCATCGTTACCTTCACGCTTCTTGAACTGATATGTACCAGTCGAGAAGGTCTGACCGTTAGCAGTAATGCTGTTAGTAGTCGCATAAACATCCCAAATCGCACCTTGCCCAGCCATTGTACGAGTCAATAGGTTGATACAGGTCGTACCAGCGTTATCACGACCAAGCGTAATTGCCATGACTCTTTCGTTGCTGCCGTTGTTTATCTCGTAACTGTCAGAGCCGTTTGCAGAACCGAAGTAAAGCTCGTTGCCAATATCGCCACCCCAGTAGATAAGACCATTTGTGCCAATCGCCCAAAGTCGCCCAGAGATATTCGTAAAGTACCAAGCGACAATACCTTCAGTAGTATTTTCTACTGGTGCGCTCTGCAATAAGGTGATTTCACCAGTGTCAGTCCAGGTTTCTTGTGTGATAGGTATGCTGTCTCCAACCAGCAAGTATTCGCCGTCTGTTGGAGCACCAGCTCCAGTAGGCACACTTGCAACGTAAACGTTCCAACTTACTGCGTCTGGGTCAAGAGTAAATGCGCTAATGTCGATGCCGACTGATTTTGTGCCATTCCAAGTGTCTCGGATTGTTGAAGATGTAACACTGTCGGCTGGCGACATTTCCGTGCTTCCGCCGATGCCGTTAAATGCAACTCGGTAATAATAGTCAATCGCGGCTGTTCCGCTAAAACCAACTGGAGTAGCGACAGGGGTGTCTGTCGGATTGTCCACCAATACTAGCTGTTTCAGGTCGCCAGAGGCTATCTCGTAGTAGCTGAAAGCGTCAATACCGTTGCCAATAACCACGACGCTTGCAATCTGAGTAAATGAGAACTGGGCTTCATTGCTATAGACAATATCTGCCAGCTGAGTCCACTCAGAGAGGTCATCTTCTAAAACATAGAGCCAGGCATCTACTCCGTCAGTGAACACATTAAGCAGCCCCTCAGTTTCGTCGGCTCTCTTGAAAGCGAAGTCACAGCCAAGCGGAGTTAACCCTTCTGGTAGGTCAGGGATGCCACTCTCGTTGAATGAGCCCCGAGGTCGGACAATAGCGTCATAGTCAAAAATAACATTATAGGCAGTTTTTAACGCATCTTCTGCCATACGACTCTTAGAGAAATACGAAATCTGACCGCGTTTCCAGTTGTCGAGGTCTTTCACTTGGATGTCATCGGAGGTCTTGTTCGCCATTTTTGTTTCCTATTCTGTTTGTTTTATCATAACAGATTAAGCTGTACGCTTCCACATTCTCACTACTATATATGGCTGCAAGTTATTATGCGCTCCGTCGCCACCAGTATTTTGGTTTGTGGCAGTTGCAGCCTGGTTTGTGGCGGTTGTGGCGGCGGTAGTTTGGTTAGCCCCAGTGTTACCACTAAGGTTAGCCGTACCAGTAATACCAGTACCCGAGGTAGAGGTTGTAGCAACACGTTCTTGGTGAGAGTGAGCATCTTGAGTGTGGTTATGGCTATTTTGGGTGTGCGTGTGCGAAGGCATTTCGGCAGCTGTAAGGGTGACGGTTTTTGCGCCACCAGTTTCTTCGTCAGTATCAAATTCGGTCTGCCCTGAATCAAAGCCAACTGGCACACGTCCAGCGCCAAAAGCAGCCCAAGTCCCTCCAATGAAAGTGCCAGGATTAGTATTGCTAGTATTAATATAAATTGAGCCTACGGGAAAAGCTGCTAATAGAGTGGCAGCTTGTTTTGTGGCATCAGAAGTATTATTTGCATTACCTAGCCCTATAGTCGTTCTAGCGGCAGCTGCATCAGCATCGTCCACTAAGCTAGCACCAAAAGCAGAAATGGTCGTGCTAGCTGGCAAAGATAATGTTTTAATATCTGCATCTACCTCAGAGTCCATCAAAGCTCCAGCCGCAGTGACGTTAGCTGTATCTGTTACATCGGCAGCAGTCTCGATTCCAGCTAATTTGGTCTTTTCAGTAGCAGTATAATTTTTATTGGTTGCACCATCAGTCATGTTGTCTTGGTCGAAAGCATCATCACCATGAGCATTAGGGTCATAAATAGCAGCCAACATATCACCACCGCCAGGGATAGCCTCCCATGAAGCGTCTGTACCATCAGTCTTCAAGAATTTGCCAGAATGACCCGTCTGTGAAGGACTCAAATCGTCTACTGAAGTTGGGATTGTAGGCTTGCCAGTTAAGTCAGAATAAACTCCTGTTGTGGCAACAGTGGCTAAATCGCCTGGCTGTACCGCAGTATCAGCAGTAGCACCTTGAGTGTCAGTAGCATAATCAGCTGGGTCAAAAGCTTTTACGGCGGCAAGATTAGTCACTTCAGAGTCCATAAGAGCACCAGCAGTCGTTACATTCGCTGTGTCTGTTACATCGGCTGCGGTTTCAATCCCAGCCAATTTAGTTTCTTCTGCGACAGTAAACCATTTATTCGTAGCGCCCTCTGTGATGTCGTCAGTGTCATCTGTGGCTTTCATAAATGCGCCAGCACTGGCTACGTTGGCTGCATCAGTGACATCTGCACCAACTTCAATTCCAGCTAACTTACTCTCCATTGTGTCTAAATCAACAGCCTGAGTAACGGTTATAAAATCAGTTTTTGTTTTAATCGCTGGTACATTGTTTGCGTTAGTTTCAATTACGTCCAAATCTACTGCTTGGGTAACAGTAATAAAATCAGTCTTCGTTTTAATACCAGGCACGTTATTGGCATTTGCTTCGATAGCATCAAGGTCAACCGCCTGAGTGACGGCAATAAAACCAAGCTTTGTTTTCTCGGCTGCGGTTGCAAATTTCTTAGTTGTTGAGGCATCTGAAATGTCATCAGCATCAAGTACAACCGCGCCTGTTAGCCCATTGACCGAATCAACAGCACTGTCAAGTGTAGCTGATACTATCGGATTCGCAGGGTCAGTTGCATCTACGGTAATGTTCGTACCAGCAATAATAGTCTGAACACCACTCTGCATGTCAACTAGAATACCCCCTGGGGTCGTACCATCGCCTATATAGAGTTTCTTTTCATCAGTAGTAAATACAGGTTCACCAATTTGAGGCGTATAGGATGTGCGATTTGCCTCTAGTCCACGACGAACTTGAATAATCATTAGAAGCCACCTCCATCAATGTGATTGAACGAGCCTCCTCCGATACCAATACCAGCTTCAATAGCTTGAGACAGTGATGTTATCGTTCTATTTGTAGTTCCCTTAACTGAAAGTATTTGAGTATGACGGTTGTTAGAACGCATTGTCTTCATATAAATTTCTGCCTGCTTGTAGTATTTATCGGCATTTCGCGCAATAAACGGCACTGGGCTAGCATCACAGATAAATGCTGCCATAGATGTGACTAACCAAGGCACACTATCGACACGCACTGTTTGAGCAGCTGTAGTATACGTTTCGGGTAATAAATATGCAGGTAGCTGAATAAAAGTCCCAACCAGCTCTTCTGGTACACTTTTGAGATGTAAGCCATCAGATGCTAGCATACAAATATCCTGAGCATTAGTCGCCTGAAATAGGGCTTGGTCTACCATTTTATACTTCTTCATAACTGCACCAGCTCCATCGACAAAATAGATACTATCAAGCGGAGTATTGCCGACAACCACTCTATCCATATCGGGGAAGTCATATTGCGATATCCCAGAAGCTACTGCATCTGGCAACTGATACTCCATGTCAAATAATGACTGCCATTTGACATACGGTGTTTGACCCCACATTTCAAGTACTTGATTCAGCACACTAAGATAAGTCAGCCAGTCATCACTGCCTTCAACTTGCGCCTCGAACTCACTATTTACTTTGGTGTAAGCTTTGTCAATGATTTGCTGAACAGTTGCCATAATGTTACCTCAGTTCGTTTTTGATTTTTTCTAGGATTTTAACAAGTTCGTCGCTCACCTCAAACTGTAGCTCAAGTGCTTTGCCAGAGACAGGCTTTTTGTTCTCTTTTAGGCGCTCGCGCACTGCAGCAACAGTTTTATGCTGGGCAATGTGCTTGTCGAGTACCTTGTGGAGCTTGTCTTTTTCACTGCGCTGTTCTTGAGCCTGCTTTTTAGCGGCTTTATCGACAAAAGTATCACGATTAGCTCGTTGGAGCTCTTCGCTTGATTGATATTCAGGGTTCATGTTAAACCTCCGCCTCTTCTTCCGCTGCTTGCAAGCCCAGGTCTCCAGCAGTTAGTTGGATGCCATATTTCGCAGCAGCTTGGATTTTACCAGCAGCAGGCAAGTCCCTGAAGGCAATATTAACAGTGGGAGGCTTTACCTCGTCCATCTGCTGATTCTTTTTCTGGGCATCTTGAGCAGCCTGAGCCTTGGCTTGTTGCTCTTCGGTAGCCACATCAGCTAGAGCTTTCTGCATGGTTGCAGAAATTTTAGCACTATTCTCAAGGTTAGAGTTCTTCGTCATTTCTTCCATCAACAGAGGCATGACCGAGCGCATAACTCTCGCCATACTTGGGTCAGATTTAGCAGCTTCGAAGAATCCAGTCATAAAGGTGTTGAGCCGTTTCAAGTCCTCTTCTTTTGCAAGGTCTCTAGTGCTCTCGAAGTTTACAGTGATATTCACGCCACGAGAATCGCTCAAATCAAGCTTCACTTGGTTCTTTTCATTCACCTTTTTAGGGTCAACTTCACGGATAAGGTTAGCATATTCTTCATCAAGAGTGACCATTGGCACGGCGTTGTTCTTGTCGGCAATTGCTTTTACTTCAGCTAGATAGATGTTGATTTTATTCTCAAGCACCATTTCAAAGTAGGTTTCGTAATTTTTGCGGTAGTAATTGTTGTCTACATCAGCTTTCTCACGCTGGTCATTCACCCCTGCCTGGGTCTTAGAATAGGTTGGGTCACCAGAGCTTGCTGAAATACTACTATCACTTGAGCTTGGCAGGGAAGTAAGGAGCACAGTCTTGAGCAGATTGTAGAGATTTGGGAAATTCTGAATGGTCATTGTGTCAATTGGGAGCAAGTCAACTTTGCCCTCTTCATCGTTCAAGAACATTGTGTTGCCCTTGGTCAGATTGAATGTGTCTTCGTTGAGCGAAATGCCTTTGACTGTTTTAGCTGGGTCTGTGTTGTAGTCGGAAGTGTAGATAAAGTTACGAAGCAGTGAGGTTAATGATTGCTGTGCGCCATACGCCATGTCGATAAGTGAGCGACCCATAATGCTCGAACCGTCATAATCAGAGTAAAGTCCGACAATACGACGGCGGCGAGAGAGATTAGGGATTACACGGAGAATCGTGCCTGACGCGTAGTGCCAGTCAACAACCCAGTTATCATCAACATACTTGAACAGCTCAAACATGTGCTCTGGCAAGCCTTCCATAGCAGCTTTGATGTTGACATTGTCTTTGCCAGAGTTTTGACCAGCACCATAGTCGAGGACTGTCTGAAGCCCCTCTTTATCCCATGTGCCGCCAATTTCATCGTCACTACCCTCGATAAGCTTTTTAATGTCATCTTCGGTTTTGAGCGTTCGAAACTGATTGAAGTTGTTGCTATTGATGTTTGAAGACCATGCTTCTGGGTAATAGTCACCCCAGTAGATAGGCACTTCACCAACGGTATATTCACCGTGGTCATTCTCAAATGGTAGATAAACAGCACAAGCGCCAAAAGTAGCAGCATTTCGAAGTTCAATCCATTGCTTCTGCAACAGACCATAGCCCTTAGATGAACCAGAGCGGAGCAGGATTTTAACAGCAATAAACTCATATACGAGGTCTTCAGCCTTACTTCGGCTATGCCCATCGGTCATAAATGTCGGTAGTTTTTGAATAACATTCTTCGGCATCTTCTCAAGATAAGAGGCGAGAGTATTGTCCACTAGCTCAGCGTACTCCATCTGACCATTGGTATTTACTGGTGGTTTACGGTAAAAAATACGCTCGTTGCGCTCTGTAAAACCCTGAGTCACTCTGTCCATAAACTCTTGACTATCGTCAAGCTTCTTTACAAGGTCTTCGGCTGTTAGTGGAAATCCGTTATTCATTGTTTATTTTTCCTTATGTGTTAATTCTACCACGATTAGAAGCTCCTGTCAGAGTAATTCTGGCTGCGGTCTCTTTTAATCTCATTCCCTAGTTTTACTTTTATGTTTACAGGGGTAAAGCGAGCATCAGCTACTTTTGCCATTTGACGAGCCTGGACTGGACTCCAGCGGATGCCTGTGTTGCCTCGGTCTCCTGGCTTGTTAGAAGCTCTCTTTCCGTCTCCAAAGCCCCAAGGAGTAAAGCCCTTGTCATCTTCGGGATATTGAGCAGCAGGAGTAGCGCCCTTGCTCGCGAGCATTGCGTTCAAAGAGTTCCACAGATAAGTCTGACCAGATTTAGTTGAGCCCAAGCCATCAGCATCAAAGAAGCCAGTTTCATCAAGCTCATCCATCAAACCAAGCAACTTCTGATAACTTTCGGAGTTGCTCAAAATAGCAGCCTGCTGTTCGCCTATTTTAGCTTTTTCGGCTGCATATTGCTCATAGCTGATTGCTTTCTGATTCTTGAACCTATCCCATAACTGTCTGTCTTGCTCTGCGAGAGTAACATTGAGCATTTCATTCTGGTCAGCAGGCAAATCAGTTGCAGCGATAGCGTTCTTGATAGCCTGCATCGAGAGCGGCAGCTTAGTGCTCTTTGAGCCACTCTTATTTGGCACTGAAACATCAGATTTAACTTCCCTACCATCAAGCGTCAACAAGTCCATCCCAGTATCACCATAAAAGCCCTCACGTATCTGTTGAGCCAAATCAGTTAGCTTGGCATTTTTTTCAAGCTTTTTGGTGTTGTCTGGCGTTTTTTTGCCATTCACTTCTGGTGCATCAAGGAAAGTAATTGCATCTTGGACTGATTTGAAGTTGTTATTCTTGCCAGTGTCGTAAGTGTTAAACATATCTTGAGTGTTTTTGCCAAGACCAGCTTCACGACCATATTCTACTAAGTCAGTAATCCTGTCGTTAAATTCAGCTGTACTTGAGTCATTTATGGTCTTATTACTCACAACACCTTGATTATCAATAGTACGAACACGACCTGCATTATCTCGACTATCTCTTAGGTCGTTATAGAAATCTGGGTCATAGCTCTTCTGAACAGTATTCTTAAACCATTGAATCATATTGTCGTCATAAACGGTTTTAGCGTTCAAGCTCTCGCCTTTTTTACCTGCTACATACGGCTGAATACTATTGTTCGAGCCTGGTACAAATGATTTTGCCGTGTTAACGGCATAAGACCTAGCGGCATACCCTTCATCTTCGCCACTCGTTAACGAATCTACCGCGCCAGTTGTAGTATTCATTTGGTCAATATAAGGTAGGCTGCCCGTAACCATCCCAGCATAATATTGCCAGTCTCGAGGATTGCCAGAGGCAATATCGCTCGCCATTGCCTGAGCTGTACCAGCTAAAGCGATTGGCAATTCAAGTGAGGTTGCACGAATCGGAACGTACTCATTATCGCCGACCTTGATTGACCAGCCTCGTGGCTTATCAACTTCGTCACCATCGTTGTATTGAATCATACCAGAGCTTGCGAGAGCAGCAGCACCACTCATTATTCCATAATCAACAAGCTTACTTTTAATAGTGTTAATTGCGTTGGCAGTACCGCCACGCTGGTCAACACGGATTTCATCGAGCAAGCTCTTTGCAAACGGATTGAGGTCTTGCCTCACCGTAGTTTTCATCAAATTAGTAGCTGTACGAACGAATGGGAAAATCAGGTTTTTAGCCGCCATTAAGCCGCGTGCTCGGGTCGCATCCTCTTTAGAGAGTCCAGCAATCATCTGGTCAGCGAGGCTGTTATGGTTCTCGACTCGATTTAAGAACTCTGTTTTTGCTCCATCATCACCAGTACGGATATATTCTTTCCAAGCTTTTAGAGCGTCAGTTGCTTGCTTGCGGTTCGTCATGCCGTTATCAACACCGATAAAGGTGTTTACGAGAGCTTCCATTTCATTACCAGCTGTACCAGATAGTTTTTTAGCCTGTGCGCTGCTCAGGTCACGACCTTCGAGTTCTTTGTACGCCCAACGAGTCAATTCTTCTCGAACAGCACCACGACGAGTGTTTGCCAATGATGTAGTCGGAATCATAGCTGTTCGATAGGTGTTGCCGACAATATATTTAACGGCTTCAACAGGGCTACGAGGAGCACCTTTCCAATTGCTCAACTCAGCCTTAGCAGTATCTTTGAGAATATTACCATTGCCAAAGGTACTCTTCAGCATCTTGCCTGGGTTTTTTGCCATCAATTTAAGATTAGCGCTGATTTCCTGGGCAATGTTGCGCTCAACAAGCCCTGCGCTTGTCAAAACACTGGCGTTACGAGTACCAATAATATTTGTCATATTGTTGACAACACGAGTCTTGAAGTCACGACTGCCTTCCATTCGGTTAATCTCGCTCATAAGTCGGCGCATAGTTTGAGCCATATCACGAGTTACCCGAGAACGGTCACGAGAGACGTTCGGGTCAAGTGCGTCTTCGCCACCTTCAGCATAAGCCTTCTGATTCGACGCTTCGAGCTGATTATATTCTTGGAGTTGCCGTTCGAGCGCCTCAAATTGAGTAGTGACACGCTCAGCCTGTCTTGGCTTCACCCCACCTTCGCGCAGAATCTCACGAACGGGGCTCTCAGTATCTTTGCCCATGCCTACAGCATCAGCAATCTGTTGCTTCACAGCAGAGCTATCATCTAGCAACGGCATGAGCCTTTGAGCCACTTCAGCACGAGTCATTGGAGAGCCGTCAGGGTTAGTACCAGGTATATTCGTTGCCATTTCGTCAGGAATGTTCTCGTCAACACGAGGGGTCTGGGCTTCAGCCTGTTGAAGTTGCTGATTGATGACTGCTTCTTCAGCCTGATTTTTGCCAACTCGAGCTTCTTGTAAGCCGCGGATTTCCTCAGAGCGCACAACTGGTAAATCGATAGGTCGTACAGGGGCAACTCCATCCATCGTAACGGGAGCATCGGCAGGTCGCACAATACCATCAGCTACAGGAGAAACATCAGCAACGTTCACTGGAGCTTCAACATTAGCTGGGACTCCATCAATAATTGCAGGAGCTTCGAGTTCTGGGTCACGAATAGGGCTTACTCCAACGGGGTCAGTACTCACTACGCCGTCTGGCATAGGTGCTTCAGGTATATCCAATAATTCAGGTGTGTTTCTGCCCACTGGAGTTAGGTTAGCGTTCTCGACAGAAACATTTTCGCCAGCGACAACAGGAGTTACGGTAGATTCATCGACGACACCAGTTCGTTCGATAGGAGCAAGCTCTTCAGCGAACTTAGGGGCAAACTCAATGTTAGCATCATCTACAGGGGTGTACTCAAGCTCGGGGAGATTCTCGGCGAGAGAACCAGCATTTGCGCCGCCACCGCGATTCCTAAATCGGTTGACTCCTGCAGCAGTACCAGTAAAGACACCACCAGCCGCAGTACCAACTACAGCAGATTGACCAACTTGCGTTAGAAGTTCTGCAACCTTATCGGCATCAATTTCGCCATTTTCATCAAGTAGAGTGCCGTCATTGCCGAAATATTCAGCAGCGGCTTGAGCGCCAGCCTCACCACCTTCTATCAAAGAAGGGACAACATAATCAGCGGTCAATTTTTTTAGTAGAGTTTTTTCAGCCTGAGTAGCAGTTTTAGTCGCGACCTTAGCGCCCAAAGACTGAACCAATTTACCACTACCACCGAGGAACGTACCAACAACATCTATTGCACCAGAACCAGCACGACCAGCTCGTTCGCCAGCGTCAAGCTCTTCTTGGAGTCCAGTGGTGTAATCCGTACCCTCACCAGCGCCAGCCTCATAAATAGCCTTACCGCCTATAGGCAGAGCAGTAGCAACACCCTGAATGACATTGCCACCAAAACGGAATACATCATCAACCCCAGTATTTTGCTTGTCGTCAACACCAGCTACAGCATCATAAGCGCTCATTTGTCGCATGGCGTTTACGGTGTCATTGAGCCGACCAAAGAACCCAGAGTCGTTTTTATCGAAAGCACCAATGGCTTCGCCAGCAGCACGACCACGAGTTGAGTTGTCTTCAGCTAGGGCTGAGTTGTAAGCTGCCAGTTTTTTGGCTTGATTTGCCGCGTTAGCGTCAAGCACATTGCCATTATCATCGTAAGCTCGGTTGAGTAGCTCAGTATTGTATCTGGTACGAGCCATTGTTTCAGCTCGTCTTGAAGCTGCGCCACCGTCCATGAGACGACCCCAAAAATCTAGGCTGTCTTTCTCCTGCTTAAACGCATCGTCATAATACTTTTTCCAACCAGTATCTTGTTTAATTTCCTCAACATCGAGTGTTTGCCCTTGACTATCTTGAGCGTTGCCTTCGCGGAACTCACGAGACCGCTCAGCAGCGGCAACTGCAACAGCTCTAGCGGCAGATTGTCGGCGAGCTTCTGCAATTTCAGCGTCTCTTTGCATCTTCTGTTCATCGACTTGAGCCTTTTGGTCAGATACTAAATAATTTCCTGGGTCGGGAACTTGTGCTACTGGCTGTTGAGGCTGGTTGAAAATACCGCCCTGTTGCTGGTCATCTTCCTGCACGGCTGGAGCATCAGCCCCACTTGGAGCTGGTTGCCAAGAACCACCCTGAACAGAGGCAATTTGCTTTATTGCCGTACCGCCGAACAGGTCGTCTTTTTTATCTTCCTCGTCACCCCAGTTTATCAATGCCATGTTTTTGTTTTTCCTTTTTTCGGATTATATGTGTATTGTATCATTATTTGAGCAATTTTGTTGATGCTTCATGTTTGAGTAGCACCTCTCTCCAAAACGGTATTGCGTCACGACTATCGAGCACTTCTCTCTCAATTGCTTCAACGCCTGGACTGCCATAATGCGGTATCTCAACTTCACATCCAAGGACTTGAGCCTCTATGTTACAGCGCCCCTCAGCAATCACTCGTCTGTATTTAGCCATCTCTTCCAAAAGCCTCCTGCGGTCAAGCCCCCCGACATGGTGAACCTCCATAGGTAAAGAATTTATATAGCTACTCTTAAACTTCCAAAAATTACCAATAAAGGCAATATCTCTTATCTTTTCAGTCTTGAATTTCTCCACATATTTTGTATCGACACTCAATGGTATGTAAACCGCTTTTTCTCCAACGGCTTCCAGCTTCTCTACAGTCGATGGCTTAGAGCATACCCACAAAATATTTTTTTCTAAAAATTGCTTATACATCTTTTCGGGGCTCAAATTGTGATGGCAAACAAATATACAGTTGTTAGGCACTTTTCTTGGCTGAAGCGTCCCGCCAGCAGTCACAATAAACACATTCGCTTTGATATGAGGTAAGATTAGCTCTTCAATCTCTTGACCATAATAGTGAGCGCCGTTATGAACATTCCCGATGCCGCGATTACGCCAAGCGCGGTAAGGAGGGTCTGTTGTGCCGAGCACCTTCACAGAAGCACACTTTCAATTAACCGACGGGTCTTTTCTATCGGCTCTGGGTGTGGATAGCCGAGAGCTATTGCCCCACAGTAAATCAAGTCATCACCACCGAATCGCTCATAAAAGTAGTCTCGGTCAGCACTTCTCACCTGTGGATTTATAAATGCTGTATGCAGACCAAGTGAAGTCGCCACCAGCATTGCCGTTTGAGCCATAATGCCAGCATCCAAATAAGAGTTGTAATTCACCTCGTCCCCGTTTTCGCCGCCCTTATAGGCATTTTTGTTGGCAAAAAGCATCAAAACTGTCGGTGCTCGGTACATCCAGCCAGTTCCACCTACGAGCAAGCCGTTTAACAGGGCTTTATCATCTCGGTCTTGTACAACCCTAACTCTCGCGCCAAAACGGTCACAGGAAGACGGACAATGCCTCAAAGTATCGAGAATCTTCTCTAAAAATTCAGAATCGACCTGTCTGTCGTCAAATCGCCTATTTGAGTGACGCTCTTTGACTAAAGCTATCAATTCATCTCGCTTACCGCCTGGGTGTGACTGATGAGCCAAGTATCGAGCTTGAAATTCATCTACATTTTCACTTTTTATTTCTGAGCCTACGCTATTCTTCATATCTTGATTATAAACAAAAAAACAGGGTATTTCTACCCTGTTTAATTGTCGGTTTCAAGTGACTAGCTTGAGACTGAAGTTTCGAGGATGGCTGCGACACCTTTTTGCTTTGGAACTGACACGACACAAGTGTACATGTAGAGACAGAGCAATAGGCTACCAAATGCTGCTGCACTCTCACCAACCTTGGAGTCATCCAAGAATCGGGGAGCTGAAACGACATCTGGGTTAACCACGACCATACCAACATTGTCTGCTAATAGGTCGGCTGGCACTTCCTTGATTTTGATGCCAGCGAGCATACCGATGTCACCGCTACGCAAGGTCTTTTCAGTACCAGGCGTATAAGGAACGAAGTGGTCGCTCAGACGAATGCTATCGGCAGTGGTCGTATTCACATAACCAAGCATTTTCTTACCAAGGCGAGCATTGATAAGGAACGCACGAGCTGCTAGAACATCTGCGTAACCATCAGCCGTTGCAGCAACGTTCTGACTGTTAGCAGTGGCAATTGCTGCCAAAATACCGAGACGATAAGCGTCGATTAACGGAACAAGCTGCTCTGTGACAATAGCATGAAGGACTTTTCCACCTTCGGTGATGCTGTTGTTAGTTGCGATGACTGTTCGGTCAAGGAACTGCTTAATATCTTTTTGCTGGTCAAGCGTGTAGGTGTTGATAGTCGAGTCAACATTCACGATTCCAGCGATTTGCTCACTGAATGTATCAGTAGCGTCGTGGTTAGTAACTGCGCCAGCAGTAACTACAGTACGAACTTTAACTGTCTTAGAACCCTTCTCGAACTTGATTTCTTTGTTATTTCCTTCAAGTTCTTTTGTGTAGCTTTCGTCATCAAACGGCTGGTCAATGACTGGGCTATAAATTTCTGAAGCTGTAATAGCCATAATTTTTACCCTTTCGAGGTCTAATTTTTAATAGTGTTTGTGTTGATGACACACGATTACATCGAGTGCTATCCGCTTTATTCGCCGAAGGAAGTGACTACCTTTACACCTTTTTCTCAACTAATAAGCGTTAAGCTAATTTGATTATAGCGTGATAATTTTAACTTTGTCAACAAGCAAAAAGCGCCCTGTAGAGAGCGCTCTGCTTCCAAGGATTTATTACGGTTAAACCCTGTCCGACCAAAACCGACAGCCTAAATGACTGCAAAAACCATTGTACTACAATGCTTCAACTTCTTCAGTTTGAAGGTCAGCTTCCTTTTCTTCAATGCTTTTGAGCTGAACTTTGGAAAGCACACCAGTTGAATTTTCGCGAAGCATGATTTCACCAGTCCTCTTGCTTCTCACAACAGAGAACATCGACTGAACGTGCTTGTCTGAGGTGATTTTGATTCGCTTGTCTTCCTTGCTGGCACTCAACCCTTCACGGATTGCTGCTGCAATTTCAGAACCTTCACTTGGTTTTTCAGCCTTAGCCTCTTCCTCGAGACGTTTCTGCTCTTCGATAGCTGCCTGAGCCTCTTCCTCTTCCTTGCGAGCAACTTCAGCGGCAGCTTCGGCAGCTTGACGCTCGACTTCCAACTCTTCTTCAGTTTTCTCTGGCTCAGTCGGAGTAGTTGGTTCGGTTGGAAGTGTTGGCTCATCTCCAGCTGGAGTAACGTCTTCTGAGCTATCGTTATCAGAACCTTCGTCCCCACCATCGTTGGTGTCCTGTGGCTCATCCGCACCATTTTCTTCGTTTTCTGGTGTGGTGGTGTTTTCATCACCAGCTAGTGCTTGGTCAATTGCAGTCTGAATTTCCTCGTCAGTAACACCTTCGGTGAACTCAAGACCCAGTTCTTTTGCGTCTGCAAGTAGTTTTTCTCGGTTATTTTCCATGATTATTTCTCCTCTCGTGAGAATGTTACTGCTTTTACTGCCCACATTTGCGCGGTCTGAGCTTCCGTAATTGCTACTGAAGCCAAACGAGCTCGCTCGTCGCGGTTCTCACCACGGTCATCGTTCAAGATGTCAGCTATTTCAGCATATAGTTCTTTTAATTTTGTTACCTTTTCGTCGCCACTAGGGTTAAACGATACGCCCATTGCTTTCTGACCGAATGTTGGGTTATCCATAATATTATTTCTCCTCTTATTTTTTTACTATTTTACTATTCTACTAAATTCGCTTGTTAATACCGAGCTCCTTGTAAAGCTCGTTGGCTGCATTAACATTCGGGTCGGATGAACGGCTGTGAGGCACGCTCACACTTGAGCCTCTCTCGACGCTATCGTTCACACCATTTAGCGGCAGATTGCGCTTCTTGGCGCTGATTCCTTTGAGAGCCTTAAGAATTTTGTTCGGGTCAATCCGAAGCCCAACAATGACTGGCAGTTTGTCTTCTTTGTTGCCAGGCTCAGTGCCAGGCAAATATTCAATAGATTCTTGAATGATTGGCATTGCCTCGGCTGCAAAGTCTTCATCAAACTTGCCGCTGGTGCTGACTAACTCTGGGTATTCATCCATCAAGCCAGCCAAAGCATCATAGGCATCAGCCGATTTCTTCATCAACTGGCGCGTCTGAGTTTCCTGGTGCTCTTGAACGCGAGTAGCGTAGTTAGCCTTCGCATCACGTTCGGTGGCTCGCTGGTCGTAGCCATCTTTCCAGCGCCGCCAAGCAAGCTCAGCCTGCTCTGGGGTTAGGTCTAGGATATCACCAGTTTTATTGTCACGAACTTTACGGAAATCACCAATCGTGTACTCAGGGTCTTCCTGAGAAACTTTCACTTTATTAACGGTGGCATCTTTTTCACGAAGTTGCTTTTGCAAATCTTCAATCACTTGGTCGCGGTCTTTGACCTCAGAGGTAAGCTTCTGAAAACGCTTCTCTACTTCTGGGTTGGATTTTCCTGGGCGCTTGCCCTGCTCTTCTTCCGACCCATCCTCCGAGCCCTCGTCCGACGCTGCGCCCTGTTCGTGTTCTTCCTGTCCAGCTCCGTCAGCTCCTCCTTCAGAACCGTCTTTGCCTGCTCGCTCAGAATCGCCTTCATCTCGGGATTTAGAGCCGCGAACTCCACCGTCAGCTTCCTCTGATTCGCTAGGTACTTTTCCTGAATCCTTGCCGACTTTCGAGCCCTTCGCGTCAGAATCATCTCCTGAATCGCCATCCTTACTTGAATCAGGTGCATTTTTCGACTTATCTTTGTCGTCAGCGTTTTTTGCTGACCCAGAAGCGGCACTTCCTGATGAGTCTTTCCCATCATCTTTAGCTCGAACCTGAGAGGTCTTAGGTCGTCCTTTAGATTTACCAGAGGGCGCTTTAACTTTGATTCCAAGGTCGTCATACATCGACTGAACCTCGTCGGCGCTTGGCTCTGGGGCGCTTCCCTCGGCTTGCCCTGCTGGTCGTTCATTGTTTGGCTGTTGCTGTTCATTTTCCGCTCCTTCGATTGGTTTTTCGTTATCGTCCATTTTACCCTCTCTTATGATTTTTATTGCCTGCCCCGTTTTTTAGAGTGTTTTTTATCTTAATCATAACTATACTATACATTAGCTAAATAAACATAGAAAAATTGTTATTTTCGTTTTGGTTCTTGCCTCCTATCGTTAATTCTTGTTGCATCAACTGCCTCAACCTCTCAGCTTTAGCGGCTTTTGTATCGGAAACTACTTTCGGGTCTTTGACTTTAATTGTGGAAAAAGTATTATCTGCGGTGATGTTATATTTCTGAATCGCCTGACCCATATAGCAAAGCGAATCCACGGTGTCAGAATAACCGCCAACGTGAGTTGGCTTGCTTGACCAAATATGCAGACGCTCATTCCACTCGTACTCGAGTTTTTCCAAACAAGTAATGATACGCTCTAGCCCCTCATCAATCTTCAAGCCAACGAAAATACGACGCAAGAAATTGAGCTTATCCTCGATACGGTTCGGCTTCGCCAAGACAACAGTATTCGTGATGCCCTCGTTGAATAATGACTGTTTGTAGCTTTCGTTCCGAGCCCCCTTGCGATGAGCAGCATCGTGCGGCAAGAAATGGGTATGTACCTGCCAGGCGCGTTCTTTCCACTCACCAATGTACCAGGTCACATCCTCGTTGCGATTCTCGATATGGTCAATCACTCTCGGGAAGCCTTTTCCATCAACCTGGAACAAAATAATCGAAGTATAGTCAGCATTACCTAAGTCCCAAGCGGTGTAGTAAGGGATTTTGTCATCGCCTTCAACCTTCATGACGCGCCCTTCTTCTTTCATGATTTTGGTCAAAGCACCGAATACCGAACCTGAGTTTGGTGAGACCCAGCTCGTCATATACTCCTGCTGATAGAGCGCATCGTTTCCGTATTTGGCGATAATCTTCTTACGCTCCATCTCCAAAAAGCCTTTTGCCATATACTGAGCAACCTCTTTCATGCCGCAGTGCATGTTGCTGTAGAAAGCAAACTCTGGGTGAGCCTGAGCAAACTGAGCCTCTTCATAAAAATGATTCTTACCACGAGGCGTAGAAATCATCACGCGCCAACCACCAGTCTCCGCAAGCATGGCTGTGATAAATTCAATCGAAGCTGGGTTTAGAACAGCGTACTCGTCAAAGACCACCCCGTTCAGACCAGCACCAACCAGTTTGTCGGCTTTGTTGATGCCGATGAGCTTAATGACCGAGCCATTACTCAGCTCAATCTCCATCTTGGCAGAGTTCATCCTAACCACCATGTCAGGTGGTATCATGTCGAGGAACTTCACCCCCTTAGAAGTCATAGCAATCCAAATGTCATTGTATGCTGTTGCGTAGTTATCAAAACAATACCAATATGTGCCTGGCTTGCGAATCGCCTCGCGTATCAAAAGATTCCAGGCAAATAATGACTTGCCTGCACGACGCGACCAGCACAGCACAATATAGCGGATGCCGTTATCAAAAGCCTTGAGCACTGCCTTCTGGTAAACACGCAGCACTAATCCAGCGCCGATGCTCAGTTTCATTCGACTGCCTCTATTTGGACGTACCAAACACCATTTTCGTCCTGCTGGGCTTCATATGGAGCAACGTCAGCGTAGTCCTCGAGCATAATAGTGTCCTCACCCTCAAGTCGCACCACATCAGCCACCGCACCATCCAGGTAGTCAAACAAAAGCTTAATCGCACTCAAATTAGCACCGCGCATCGCAATGCCATACAAATTAGCCGCCATCACCTCAGCCACCTCGTAGCGGTCTTTATCGTCAAGCACTTTATAACTGTAATCACGCTCTTTTTCACCAATCTCATCCACCATACTCTTGAGCAAAAGACCTGGCGCATTGTCAGCGGAAATCACCACCTTGTTTTCAGTCGGCATAATCCGAACCTCGTCACGCACGCGGTCATCAATTTCTGGCTTCCGCTTTTTCGTTCGGGCATCGACATAGAGCGTGCGAACCAGTGTGCGTTTTATCACAACCACCTTCTCTGGCTTGCCCAAAATTCGCTCGAACGCCATTTGGATAGCTTTGACATCACCGCCCTCGCAGCAAATACGAATCAGCTCAGCAACGACTGCCTGATTTGAGGTGAGCTCGTGAAGGCTGCGCCGAAACACGCCATATCTCTGAGGCAGGAATACATTAAAAGAGTTTTGTAGCTTCTTGGATTGTGCCATAGTATCTGCCTTTTAATTTTTCGCCGTAGGCTTTCCAATCTTTGCCCAAGAAATTTTCACCAAATTGTCGGGAGAGCTCGTTGAACCCTGAGCGCATTTCTTCAATTGTTTCTTTTGTTAGCATGAATCTCTGCGCCCCCTCGTATGCAAACTTGTATTCCGAATAGGTCAGCACACGCCCCTCTTCTACGCACATTTTGCCATAAGTGTTGGCTTCCTGCAACCAAAGCACCCAGCCGTACATCTGGTACTCGTCAATCTCAGGGCGAGTCACTTCACCCTTCGCCAGTTTAATCGCACAGTTCACGGCGTAATTCAGCCACGCCTGTTTGTCGGCTAAAATCATCCGCTTCATTTGCCCACCGTCAGCCCTCGGCTCAATGTAGGTGTAGAGACAAAAGCGCACACGGTCAACCAAAGACTGCTCAAAACTAAGAGTAGTCGGCGCGTTGGAAATCACCTCAATGAACCCGTAGTTGGTCGTCTGGTAAATTTCCGAGCCCTTGACCTCAACCTGTATCGGGTCTCCGCTCGCCATCAAGTGCAACGTACCATAGTTGTCATTGTTCTGATTCTTCGAGCCTTTAGCATCGGCATCATACAGATATGTCGTGTTGTCCATGTGTTGCGTATAGAACCTGCCCCAGTTTCGTGAAAGCGAGAACACGCCTGCACCCGAGCCCAAGACTTCAGCGAGCCCTTCGGCGAGCGTCGATTTGCCCGTTCGAGATTGACCAAACGTGAATAGTAGCCCGTGGTTGCCGATAATCGCTGAGCCAACTGACCAGTCGCGCACTTTTTGCTGATGCTCGTCCATCGTCTCGTACCATTTATTCCAGGCAACACTCGGCTCATAGTCTGGCTTGTATTTCAATCGTGACGCACGGGTAGTCGGATTATCCAAGAACCGCTCCTCGTCAGAATTGAGCTCGCCAGTGTAGCCATCAAGGATGCAATTCTCCATCTCAAAATAGCGGCGGTTGTCAAACGAAATCTCACGAGCGTACACCTGAAAGTAATCCCAGAGCGCTAGGTTTCGTTTGGTTGACCAATTAGATTCAGCCAGTTCTGGGAACGCTGCCATCGCGTCGCGCCAAAACTCAATCTGCTCACCACGGCGATACTGCTTCCATTGGTTGCCAACGCGGATAGCCAAGCCATGCTCGCTGCGGCGAAGGTAGAGTGGGGACTTTCGCCCGTTTAGGCACGAAAAGTTATCGGCAACTGCTCGGTAGAACCACTGCAATGTGTCCTGATTCCGAACCGTCTCGGGCATAACTGGCAACTCATCATTTGGAGTATTTTGTATCGCCTTAATATCCTCGGCGTTTTTCTTCTTTATTTCATCCTGGTCTGCCATTACCAACCTCCCTGACTGTGGTCAATCGGGTTGATATTATTCTTGCGACAATTCTCCTCAAAGCTGAGCCACTGCAAATTATCGCAGCCATAGCCCTTTTCTGGGAAAACGCGGTCAATACTCGGGCTCAAGTGAAGCGGAAAGTCAGCCAGCGCCCAGTCGTACCAAAGCGCCATGAAGGTGTCAATATTATCAGTCGCCTTGCACCACGCAAAAAACTCCTCCTTCGTGCAAATCCCCTTGCCATTCGCCCCACTCGAATTTGTCGAGCGACCCTCGTGTCTCGCCACCATATGCGCGTAGCGTTTCTGCCATATCCGAATAAAATTGTAGCGGCGCTGCTCAGTCTGATACGCCAAGTTCTTCTCTCGAGCCTCTTTGCTAGACATCGCGACCCCCAAGATTCTTGAAGCCCTCGGGGATGACCACCGAACTCACATTTTTAGTAGCGATGGAGATAGTGCTGCCACTCCGCGCATCGACTGTCTCAAAAAAGGCAGGAGCGTTCGGCTCGGCAATAATAGCCATAAGCTCTTTCGCGACCTGCCTGGTCAGATAATACACGTCTTTGTTAGTCATTGAGACTAGCGCCAGACGTTCATTTTTTCCACTCATTTGTGTGTTACCCTCACTTGATGATTGATATTTGATTGATGGTTGCGGCGATTTTTACTGTTGCCGCTTCAGCCTCGTCTCCTTAGCCTTCCGCTCCTCGCGATATTTTTTCTGGCGACGCGCCTCAGCTCGCTTCTGAGCCTCCGAACGACTCGCCCTAATCCCCCTATAATACTCCGACCAATACTTTTTAGTAGCCTCATACGCCGCCTCATATGTGGAAAACTCCTCGCCCTCCCCAATCGGCACTTTCGTCGTCTTCCCCAGCACCCGTATAATCGCCTTCGTAGAAACCAACAGAAAACTGCCGTCCACGCCCCTGCGGTACTCTCTATCAAAATTTGGAGTCGAGATTTTTATGCGCGTTGCCGAATACTTATTGGCTAGTGCGACAATCTCTTGCTCCATCTGGTTATATGCTTCGGTTTCTTTCATACGCTCATTCTAGCACGGGCGAGAATTACTTGTAAACACTTTTTTGTTGTATTTTGTTGTAAAAAGTAAACAAGTAAATTGTTTATGGATTTATTTCCGTCAGGCGAAAAGTACGCATATATATATTTTATTATATATCCCTACCTATACCCCACCCCCCTTGCCCCTTGCTTTCTCCTGTATTATATTTCCTTATATATATACCTACCTATATGCTCATGCTTACTGTTGGGATTTTGTTTGTGCATATACATCTATGTATGATTGCCCCATGCTTACATACGCAGCAGCAACTACCTAGATACTGCTATAAATAACCTGTTATACCTGAAACATATTATAACATAAAACATATTATATAATGTCGTTGTCAATAATAAACACTTTTTTTTATAAACTCTCTCTAAAAAACAAAAAAAGAAAAAAAACAAATTAAAAAACTGACCTTCATCTGTTATTTTCGTTATGACCAAAAATAAAATGTTTATTTTTTTACCCCGAAATAAACCAAAAAAATAGTGTAGCTTATTTTTACAAAACAATAAAACCCATTTTTTTACAAATCTACCCCTGTTAGCAAAAAAACAATAAAAAATAAACAAGAAAAGTGTTGACAAACATGCTGCGGTTTGATACTATATATACATAGCAAAAGCAAAGGCTATAACGGAAATAACCACAACCGAGCGGAAAACGACAAAGCGAAATGCAGTCACCGCCAACAGTGGCAACACCATCAAATAACCATAGCAACGGCTATAACAGTACGAGCAGCAACGCAACGATTACGGCGGGCAATCCCTGGAAGATTGCAACTTTAATTGACGCAACGGGAGCTGAGCACCTTAACAATTAAAAAAATGCACAAGCGACAAGCTATGGAATTTAGCGGCGGTGCAATAATAAACGGTGATACCTTCACCTCTGATTGAAAAGTTACGATTGAACCGTACACGCTGCAACCTATATTTTTTACAAACTTACGGCATCAACTCACATTCAATCAGGCGCGAGGGTATCACCAAAGAGCAACGATTATGAGTTGTTGCTCATCCCTCATAACGCGGTGTTATGGGCGATGAGTAGCAACGCAAAGGCTACTATATAAATTAAGCGAAAGGAAATAAATCATGGTTTTAATATATTTTCAAGGCATCGAACGGGCTTACCCATTATCGCAATGGGCTGAATTGTATGTTGATTATGTCAACAACTTTTTGACTGTTGAGAAATGGGCAGAACATTACAGCCTCACACTCGAGCAAGCAAGCGAAATAATCGCAGTGGGCAAAATAACTGATAGCTTTAGTAAACCGTACACTTTTTAATTGAAAGGCAAAAACAAAAATGGACTACTATTCACGAAAAAAGCGCGAGCAGGCGAAAGCAGCACGGCGTGAAACCATAAAAATTTGGGCAACAGCGGTGGTAACTTTACCCGTTTTGTGGCTTTTTATGGTTCTATTTTTAAGCATTTAAGAAAGGCAATTACTATGACATATGCACAACTAAAGCAAGAACGACAGGCAAAATATGACCAGCTTTTTAATGAGATTGGTCTATTTTGGGCATTTGGGAACGACCAGTTTGACGAGGGTAAGAAAAAGCACCCAGTAACAGAGGGTCACAAATACTGTTCAATCGGAGCAGGTGGCTATTTTCCAGGGCAAAACAAACAGGCATATATTGACGGCATGGACGCAATAAACGCCTGGGAGAAGACAGCAAAGGCAGAATTGAAAGCTAATCGAGCAGAGACAGAACAGGCAATTTTGTACGAATTGCAAAATCATGAGTGTTTTTACACTGGCGATATTGACGAGGTGGTTGACATTTTCAAGGGTGTTTACACTATCGAGCAAATCCGCGCAGTCTATCGCAAAAACTTAGCAACGGCGGAGGTGTAAAGATGACCATACAAACTAAGATGTTTGACGGGCAACGGGTCAATACTCGCACCTATCGCAACGTAATTGAAAACGTGGACTTAGCACAATACATTGAGGGTTTCTACGCACAACGCGAAAGCAATCAGTGGGGCGTGTTGATACAGCTCAAAGGTAAAGAGCGAATTTTACGCCGCAGTTTCGGCAAACTCGCAAACGGCGAGACAGTAACAAATTTAAGCATGATTGAAGGGATAAAATAATGAGTGAAGAACTAAAGCAGGAAATTACAGACTTAGGTCACTACTACCGACAGCACAAAATTGCCAAAATGGTCAAAAGTCATCCTGGCTTTGTGGCTGAAGATTTTGCCAAATTACTGGCGAAGCTGCACAAAGAATTAGAGATAAACTAAATAAGTATTGACTTTTAAGCTACAGCATGATAGCATAAGGGGTATGGCAAGCAAGGGCTATAGAAAGGAAAGTAATATGAGCGTATCACTACTCGAAGTCATTGAATCAGGCGGTTATGACATAACCACTGTTGAAGATGCAAGATGGTTGGTATCAAAACAATCAGAGTTTGAGCAGCTTATCGGTGAGGCAGAAGCCGTCATTGAGGCAAGCGAGGCGAGCGATGATTAGCATAGCAGTCAAAGAAGAACGCAGTTTGTGGGTGCTTGAAAAGCGATACCGGTGGAAGTTTCCAAGGTTAGGTTGGAATGACCCGAAACAGGTACTTTTAGGTGTATCGCTGCAATATCACTCACGGTACGACCAGGAACACTACAGCAAATGCAACCCTTGTTGGGATGACCACCAAGACCATATGCAGGAAATGGAAATGGACGCACGGGACGATGCAGCAGAATATCAAAATGAAGAAGAATTTTAAGGGGATGGGCATGAAAATACCAGTCAAATTTTACACAGATGTAACAGGCTTTTCTATCGGTCAAATCGCTGAAATTGCAGGAAAATTCGGCAATTTAGTAAGAGTCGGCGAAAAACAATATGTCGTGGAGTTAATATCATGACGGACGGCATGGAATTTATCGCAACACCAGCGAAAGACTACAGCGGCAAGAAAAAGACTGTCGCAAAAACCAAAACAATAACACCAAAGAAAGTAACCAATATGAGTAAAGACCAATTTAAGAAAGCGAAATCGGCTCACAAAGCTGAAATTGCGAAAATCAAGGCTCAACGCGCTAAACTGAAAGCTGACATCAAAAAGCATAAGCTTTTGATTAAGCAGGCGAAGATAGTGTATAAGTTAAGCAAAATGAAGGAGTCAAAATAATGGCAGGCACAGTTGAAGGCGGCAAACACGCCGCTGCAACCAACAAGCGACTTTACGGCGAAGGTTTCTACGCTCGTATTGGCGCGATAGGCGGCAAAAAGGGTCGCACTGGTGGGTTCTACTCGGCAACCTGTAATGGTTGTGAATGGAGTCGGAATCAGCACAAGAAGGCAGAATGTGCAGGAGCTAAAGGCGGCACGATTAGTCGCAGAACGAAAGTAACAATTTAATTTTCCAAGGAGGAAAATATCATGGCTAAGAATGAATTAGTAGCAAAGTTTGAGAAGAACCAGCAAGAAATTGCAAAACTGAACCGTAAAATCGAGGCAGCTGTTGGCGATGCAGTCACCAAAAAGGCTGAGCTTGAAAAGCAAAACACCGATATGCGTGCAGCGATTTACGAAGCGATGGAGGCAAACGACGTTGATAAGTTTGACGGCGACCTCATCACCATCACACGGGTAAAACCAACAACTCGCACGACCTTTGACTCAAAGAGGTTTCAGGAAGAGCGACCAAAGACATACGCCAAGTACTTGAAAACTGGCAACGTCAAAGGCTCAATCCGTATAGCGGTTAAGGCATAATATGCAGCTGTACCCTAGTCAAGAAAGCTACCTGACTAGACTGGGGAAGCGACCATATTTGTTCGCTGAAGTCGGAACTGGCAAAACACTGATGGCACTTTTCCGCGTACACCGCACAGGAACGCGGAAGGTGCTTATCATTTGCCCAGCATCGGTTAGAGACACACAAGTTTGGGAGCTTGACCTTGAAAAGTCAGGATTACACTTCGACCAGTTCGAGGTGCAGGGTTTCAGCTTCTTGCAGAAATTCAATACAGTGGATTTTACGAAGTATCGTGACCATTACGTCATTATTGACGAGGCGCACAAAATCAAGAATAGCCAGAGCAAACAGGGCATGGGCGCATTTCAGTTATGCAGTTTGGCAAAAGGCTATTTATTTTTGAGTGGTACTCCGATGAGTAACTGGTCGCACGCCGTCAACTACGCCAAGATTACGGGGCTAGTTCGGCATAAGACTGAGTTTTACAAGCGGTTCGTGGTGGAGCAACGGTCATATGCTCACAAGGGTATGGACATCGTGGGCTATCGCGACACCGACACTCTAGTTAAATGGTGGAATAATATTGCGCTTAGGCTCAAAGCTGAAGAGTGCGTTGAGTTGCCACGCAAGCAAATCATTGACGTGCAAATTCCCGTTAAACGGAAAGAGTATATTTCGATGATTAAGAACCGCATCAACGCTGATGGTGAGCCGCTTGATTCAGCACCTAAGCTTACTTGGGCTCTTCGCAAATATGCGGAGGTTGCCCCAGAGAAGATGAACTGGGTTGTTGAGAAGGTAGAGGGTTTGCCAAACTGTTTGATATTCGCCAACACGATTCAAGCAATTGAAGACTTGAGTGCGAAATTCAAGGCAGCCAAAATCAAGCATGGTGTCTGGTACGGAGCGAAGAAAGACAAGTTCGATGACCAGCAAGTTATGATTGTGCAATATCAATCGGGTGGTACTGGTCTGAATTTACAGAAGTTCAATACGACAGTCTTTTTGTCGCCGTGCTACAGTTTCATTGACTATACTCAGGCAGTCGGGCGCACTTATCGTAACGGGCAAGAGCAGAAATGTACCTTTTACCAGTTACGAGCGGCACAAACGATTGACGGTGCGATTTACGCGGCACTCAAAGAAAAGCGTGACTTTGACGATAAACTAACGGGCATAAAAGAAGCCTATTGGATGGAGATAATGTCATGAGAACAGAAAATGCAGGAAAGTATCTAGCAAAAACGCTTGATGAGTACCGTGAGCGCAGCGATTCAATCGCCAAAAAGTCGGAGCTTAAAGATGGCGAGCGCAAGATTGTTATTCGCCCAGGGTTTGATTTACGAGCTACAAAAGACAGTCGTTATGGTCAGGGTAGCCCGACGCTCGTATTTATGGAGCGGCGCGGCAACGTGGCTATCGACGCAGCCTTTGGCACAGGCTGGCAAGTTAAGGGTCAAGCTCACCTTTCAATGGATGGCGAAGACATTAGTATGATGGGTTATGGTTTCTACTATCACCGATTGTACAAAAAAGATGTGAAATACCCAGAATACGCACATCAGGAAAAAGATTGCCCATTGCTCGGTCACAAAAAATGCTGGGGTGAAGCTGGTTCGGCGCTATACGGTGATGAGCTGAAGTGGATTTTACTCAACTTCGGTGAAAACGGCATTTGGGATGAAATCGACAAAGCTTTCAAGGAGTATAGCCTATGAAAAAATATGCGAAAGAATTTCGTATCAGTGATGCACCCCAAAGGTCGCCTCAATGGTACAAAGATAAGGCAGGCAAGCCAAGCGCGAGTGGACTAGCATTTTTGTTTGATGTGCTGAAAGACGGCTATACGCCGAGCGCCAAGCAAAAGAACTACCTCAAGCAATTGGCATTTGAGCGAAAGTTCGGTGTCACCTACGAAATATTCCAAACCAAACCAATGAAAGATGGCGTGTTTTATGAGGACTTCGCCAAAATGGTGTACGAGCGCGACACAGGTAATATCCTGAGCGAAGCGTTCTCCTATGTTTCAGATTGGTTCGTGGCAACACCAGATGGCAGAGTGTACGATAGCAAAGCCAAAACGAAGCACGGTGGTTTGGAGTGCAAGGTTGTCGGCGACAAGACTTTCTTGACGCTGATGGAAGATGGTATGCCGATAGAGCACGAGCGGCAAACACAGTCGCAGATGATGGCTACTGGTTGGGATTGGATTGACTACGTTGTAGTAAATCTGAAAACCCGAGCTTATTTCATCTTGCGAGTGAATAGAAACAATGTGCTCATCAAGCGTATTTACGAGCGATTACACGAGCCGTTGAATTTACCGACACTGAAAGATGTTGGCGTAAAGCGGTTTGATGAGAATTTGCTCGAAGGCTGGATGACAGGTAACAATTTACAAGAAGAAGATTTAATAATTCCCGATTTGGGATTTTAAGGAGAAAAAACAATGTTTTCAATATTAGCATTAACAGGCATGGTGATAGCAATGCTTTCACCAACACAACCAACAATAGTAGCGACTTTTGAGCCAGCAGAGCCAACTGTAGTAGCAATACTGCAGCCAGCCGAGCCGACAGTGGTCGCAACATTCAAGCAGCCAGTTCTTGAGGGCATCCCTCTTGAGTCAGCTCAACCAACCATCGTAAAAACATGGACTTTAGAAAAATAACTATTGCATTGTTTACTTTGCTGTGATACTATATAGGTACAGCAAAGCAAGGCTACAAGAAAGGTTTTAATATGAGTCAATTAACTTTCGTCCTCGGACGAAGCGGAACAGGCAAGTCAACCAGCCTCCGCAATTTCACAGCCAAAGACGGCATTGGTTACATTACAGCAACAGGCAAGCCATTGCCATTTAAGAGCGATATTCCGCAATTCCATGCTAAGAATTACACGGAGCTAATTGCGGCAATCAATCAGAGCAAAGCGCCTGTAGTCGTTGTTGATGACTTCAACTACTGGATGAGCTTCGAAGAGTTCAGCCAGGCGAGTGTAAAGGGCTACGAGAAGTTCACTCAAATGGCGGTCAACGTCGTGAATGTTATCGAGGCAATCACCAAGAAAGATACCGACCAGCGCTTCTATATTCTTGCCCACAGCGAGAACAACGAGGATGGTCAATTGCGCCTCAAAACTACTGGTAAAATGGTCAGCGACAAGTTCGTGCCAGAAGGCTTGACCAATCAGGTCATCGAGACAGCAGTTGTTGACCGTGAGTTTGTGTTTAAGGTGAAGACTGACGGCACTGGCATTAAAACGCCAATGGGCATGTTCAAAGAATCTGAAGTCACCATTCCAAACGACTTGAAACAGCTTGATAAAGCATTAGTAGAGTTTTACAAACCAGTAGCACCTAAAAAGGAGAAGTAATGTTACGCAACCGCAACCAAGATTTTGCAGGCTATCGGCAGGAATACCCACCGATTCCGATGCAACCACCAGTTTACACGCCACCTAGAGACCAGCTTGACCCGAAAGATGAGCGTTTGCTCGAACTTTCACAAGAGGTCGGCAAGCTCTACGGTGTGAATGATTTGCTTCAAGAAGACAATGTTCGGCTTGAGCAAGAGAATGTGGAGTTGCGCCGTAAGAACTCACAACTCGAAAAGCGGAATCGTGAGCTCGAAGAAAGTGAAGCGCACGATACTGGGGCGAGGACGCTTGTCGAGGCAATCAGGGTAGAGTTAAAAAATAGTAAAGCTAAGAAGGAGAAAAAATAATGGAAGTAATAGTCTATACGAATATGGGCAGGACATTACTGTTCGAGAACGTAACAAACTTCAGTTTTTACGCGCAGGGTTTTGAGTTTGACTATGTTGGTGCAAGCACTGGCAAAGTTCGACACGCAAATTTCAATAACACTTCGGTTGCTGGTTATGCCACAACTGAAACTAAAACTAAGTCAGGAGCTAAGTAATGGCAGACCAAACAGATGAGAAGGCAAAAGCAGCTGAGCAAAAAGATTTGTTCGGTGAGTTAGAAAAGAACGATGTGCAAGTTGCTGATGACGCAGCAGAAAAAATGAAAGAAAACATCATGACCGACAAGGGTGGTGGTAACTATCTTGGAATCGGTGTCCACGATGTCGCTGTAACCAGCGTCGAGCTTGTCAAAGCCAGCACTGGTACGCTTGGCATCCAGTTCAATGTTGAAAACGAAGATGGTCAGGGGCGTGTGAAAATGTGGCTCTCTGAGGCGGCATTGCCATACACCATTGAAAATATCAGTCGGCTTGTTGTTCACAACGCTGCAGGCGACCAAAAAGAGGCTGCTCGCACTATGATGGCAAACATCGTGAGCGCAAAATCACTTTTCAAGACCGTCCAATTGATTTTGGTAGAGCTTGAGAAAAACAAGAAGCCATTTGTGGCTCACCTTTCAATCCGTGAAGCTCGTGATGGTAGCGTCTATACCGACAAGAATGGTGTGGAGCGAGCATCAACAGAGAGCAATCTCTTGAGCTACCGACCAAAGGAAACTTCAACTCAGGCAGCTATCGCTGCAACTGGTGGAGAATTGGTCGCTGACAAAGACACAATAAACGGGTTGCCGTTCTAACTAAAGTGAGGCATTGCGCCTCGCTCTGGGCAGCTCGCAGAATAGAAACGGGAGATTACTTAGACTTTTCTATGTAGCCTTTGCGCCCGAATCCGTAGTGAGCTGTCCATAATGAGGCGCAAGAGTTGGCGATAGATGAGGGGGAGGTTCACCTTGAAAGACCAGGCAAGCCGAAGGCGAATATTCAACGGTCAAAATGATAGGTTTCATGCCGATATCGACTAAGTATGATGAGCCCCCTGCCATTTATCGCCAACAGGAAAAACAACTATGTTAGAAAGCAAATTCAAGAGTAAGCAACGAGAAGATTTCGCAGCGAAAGGCTGGGTCTTCGTGCAGGTCGGCAATGATGCACCAACGGGATTCCCCGACACATTGGTGCTTTCACCGACTGGCTACTCTTGCTATGTGGAGTGGAAGCAGTCGAAATCAGCTAACAAGCGACCACTACAGAAATACTGGCATCAGAAGCTCATTGAAATGGGTCATGATGCCTATTTTGTATATCCAGAGAATATTAACGAATGGCGACAGGAAGTGTTGCGGAAGGGCTCAATATGAAATTATTTTTTGACACAGAATTTACGGGACTCCATAAAGACACTACACTTTTAAGTATTGGGATTGTTGACGAGAATGGTCGCAGTTTTTATGGTGAGATGGTTGATTATGATGAGTCGCAACTCAATGACTGGCTTCGAGCCAATGTTATTGCTAATTTTACTCGTGAAGCAATCTACACGAAACAGCAGCTAAAAATAGACCTAAAGAAATGGCTACAAGCATACGACTACGGGGAACAGATTGAGATGTGGTCTGATTGTCTGGCTTATGACTGGGTGCTGTTCTGTGATATTTTTGGGGGTGCATTTGAGATACCGAAAAATATCTATTACATACCTTTTGATATTTGTACGATGATGAAGATTAAAGGTGTCGACCCAGATATCAACCGTGAAGAATTTGCTTTTGGCGACATCCCAGAGGTAGCCCAGAAACACAATGCCCTGTGGGATGCTCAAGTTATCCGAGCCTGTTATGAAAATTTGAGGTTGATGGATGCAAGAACTAAATAACCTCCTCAGCTTCGCGTGGCAAGGCACGAAAAAGAACCGCTGGACATCTGACAAGTGGAGCGATGACGCGAACTGTCGACCACTCAACACAAGCACTAAGACAGCCAACGCACTACTGACTGGCAAAAGGCAACTTGACCCGACTGGGCGTTGGAAATTAGTTGCTGTTGATTTGGATAATAAAGACAATTGGGACGAAGTGATTGAAAAATTCAAGTCCCTGGATTTGCCACAAAGTTTGACTGTAAAAACGCCGAGCGGTGGCTACCACGTTTTCTTCTGGGTCAATAAAGATATCCCAGCGCAGAACATAAATGATGACCGACACTGCAAAAATTTCGAGTTGAAGGGCGACATGAGCAACATAACAGCCCCAGGAAGCGTTTTTGATGACGGAGCGGCATATATTGTTGTTCGGGACGTTCCGATAGCCAGGCTGCTCGCAGGAGAAGCCTACAGGCTATGTAAGCATCGCCAAGAACCGCGTATGCCGTATGTGGCAGAAGATTTCATACCAGACCGCGCCGATGTTGAGGCTTACGCTCACCATCTTGACGAGCGAGCCCGTAAGAACCCACGAGGTTGGCAAATACGCTGCCCGTACCATGAAGATAGCCGTTCCAGTGCCGTTTTATTCCACAGTGGATGGCTGTACTGTTCGGGTTGTGGTCATAAAGAGCAAATAATTAAGAAGGAGAAGATATGAGCAACAGATATCAACCAGTACCAGAAAATATGCAGCAAGACCCTGATGGCTTGTGGCGAGCTGCTGTGCCATTGCCCTTTTTTGGAATCCGCAAGGGTTGTCATTGTGATAGGAAATTCTGGAGAGAATCAAGCTACGCAACGCACTATGTCGAGGCTCACACTGATGGGCTTCGGTACAAAAGAACCCCAACTGGCATTCATGCAGTGGAGCGGATAGGGTGAAAGTCATTCGCACTAGAAGTGCCATTGTACATCGCATCGCAGACTGCGATAATTGCAACTGGAGAGATGAGGGTTATAAAACTGCTAGCCGTTATGCTCGCAGACACTCAGAGAAAACTGGTCATACTACCAATGTTGAAAATGGGAATTATTATCGGTACAAACCAAAAGACGGCGAAACACTCGTCGACAAAAATCAACTAAGTTTAGTCTAGGAGACAAAAATGGAACTCGTGCCAAATACAAACAACGTAAGTTATATTGACGAATACCCAGAACTAAAAAAGAGAGTTTGGCTACGACGGCTTGACGCACAACGGCGCATAGGGCAGTTAGCACTATTCCCAGAGGATATGAACCAACTAATTTTGTTCCCAATAGATGGCGAAGGAGACGAAGGGGCATGAATATTCCGACCTCTCTCCGAACCTACGACACCGAATTACGTTACCAAGAAGACAAACAGGCAGCTCGCACAGTACCACTAGAGGACGAGCCAGCCATCCAAGAGTGGGAGCGTTGGAGGTTGATTACCAACCGTTACCCCTATGACGCAGTGTTTTCTAAGCACGATATGTTGATACCAACCGAAGGTTACTGGCAAACAGTTAAAGATGACGACCTCCATTCGATACTAGAGGAGATTGCCGCTGAGTACGATTTTTACTTCGTGAATTTTCCACACCGACAATCTATAAAAAACCTGCTTCACATTCATTTAGTGAAGCACAAGTCACGAGAGGAAATGAAGTTTTGACGGCTCTCAACCCTTGGGAAGACCACACCAGTACTGAGTGGATGGATGGTATTCGCACCGAGGAGGATTACATAAATCGCTATAAAATGGTGATTCTCTGTGCTGATTGCAATGAATGGCATCACTTTGAGCGCGACCCAAGCACATTCTTGGCTGTTGACGGTCAGGTTTGTGCCTGTGGTAGCACTCGGTTCATAGGCAGCACTATCATCAGTGAGCGAACATGGTCGCCAGACAAGAAGCCAAAGTTGCCGAAATCACGGCGCAGGTGATAAAATAAACATGTGTGGGATGTAGTCGCAGAGGTGTGACTAAACGGCAGTCTGACTGACCGCTCAAAATAAGCCTCAACTCGCAAGGGGCTTATTTTTATTTGATATAATAGTAAGTGCATGAGTTGAAGAAAAAGGCGCAAGCCAGAAAACAAAAAGTCTGCACTTGAACACGTTAAACTAAAGTTTGAGCTTCTTCCTTCTGAGAAAAAAGTTAGAGCCCAAATTCGTAGGCATAAAGAAAAGCTCCGCCGTAAAAAGCGGAGCTAAGTATTTTACGACATAGCGTTTTTGTTACTGAGGTGGTAGTGGGGTCGTCCCCTGACCAATCTTTTGGAAGCCAGTAACCAAACCTGATGCCGAAAGACCGATTACAAGCCCTGCAACACCACCGACTACTGGGACTAGGAACTCTCCACCGAGTCCACCTATACAGGTAGAAACAATGATTATGACAACCGCTTTCCAGTTTCGTGCGAAGGCTTGCTTCACGAGCTCTGTGCCACCAATCGCTAGAAAGGTTAGTACTGCTACTGCTATTGTTGGGTCGCTTACATCGAACATATTATTCTCCTTATATTTTTTTTCTTAAATCTAGGAACTGTCGCTCGTCTGTAGTACAGCTGTTCTTTTTCAACTCAGCAATTTGAGCCCTTAGAGCTGGCACTTGACTTTGTGAGCTCCAGAACTGCACAAAGGCATTTAGGTTAGCGTCAGTTGCCTCCAACCCTGTGAATCGGTAATTATAGTTTGAGCCTGGTCGTGAGCCAGTAACCCCAATTGACAGTTCTTGTTCTTGTTCTTTTGTTATTTTCGCCATAGCACTCTCCTTTATCCATTTATCAAAATTTATAAACTGCTGACCCTGTGAAATTGGTCGGGTGTTTTTCGTTGTGTAAAGCGCCTTTGCGCCGTTTGACTCATAGTTGGCTTCGCCCTGAAGGTCAATCCAAATGTGACCATAGTGAACGCCGTCAATGTAGCCCATGTCACGGTTGACGACTATAGTGAGCCATCCCTTGCCGCTTGTACCAAGTCCTTCGCGAAGGTAGGTGTCGCCAGCGTTGATAGCGTCACCTCGAGCCTTATAGGGCTCTGGCACACCAAGAAACTCCATGAGCGCTTTGGTCAGCGTTACACACTGCCCATTTAGCTTAGGATAGCCAGGATGAGGTACGATTTTACCAACTTGGCTATCAAGAAATGCGCGGACTTCAGCTTTCGTTCGAGCCATTTTCGTCCTCCGTCATCACTTCAGATTCAGGCACATAGACTGCCTTGGCTTTTTTACTAATTTCTGGGTCGTCTGTTGCCATTGTTGATTTTCTCCTTTATGGCTTCAATTATACCACTTATTTGTTTATTTCTGTATCACAGTCACGCGCTGCAAAAGTTTTATCAACAAAATCTTGGAATGAATCTACTCTGTTGGTCTGCTCTTGTGTGCGTGGCTCACTAAGGGTGAGTGATATAACGTAAGCCCATAACTCACGTTGATTCTTACGAGAATCATTAGCGGTTTCACAATTCCGAATAAGAGCGGCTTTAGTGGTCTCACTTTGATTTGCTAGTTGATGAGTCCGAACAGTGATATAGCCGAAACCAAAAGTCAGTAGAACGTCAAAAGCAACCGTAACGGCTAGAAGAACTACCTGTCGAGATTGTTTCTTATCGGCACGAGCCAGTGCTTCCACCTGGAGGTCTATGGGG